GTTGTCCGATAGCTCCTATATTATTTTTTGCTGCTTGAGTATTTGGATCATACAGATAATACTCTTCAATCTCTGGGCTTAATGGATTGGAAGTATCTTGAACTCTTTGCGCTAGTTGTTGTGCATTGTCCTTTGACTTTAACTTTCTAACGTACTTAATTTTTAGGGGGTCAATATAACGTACTTCTTGAATACCTTCTTGAGGTGCTTTTAAGTCAATAACTTTATGGTAGAAAATTCTTCCATCTACATACCAGTTACGCAAAATTTCATGACACTTCTTGTCGAAGTCCATGACCTCCTTAACTTTTTTAAATTCCGATCGGATAAGATCCTTAAGTTTTTCCGAACCAGGAAGATTTGATAGATCAATTTGAACGGGAGAATCGTTCTGATCAGAGACAATAGCCTCATTTATAATATCTTCAATGGCGCTATCCACCTCAGGATGCAATGCCATTTCTCGATATCTTTTTATCAAATCAAATTCAGATTTATAGACACCATCGATATCTACATACTGACCATAAAATCCACTACTGACAAAAAAGTCCGACGAATCCTCATCGGACTTTGGAATAGGAGAAACAATACTCTTTGAAGTATCGTCTTCTTTTTCAATTTTAAAACCAAACAACCTAGCCATTTAGATTCACTTAAGGCATCATCAAATGTATTTATTCAATGAGAATTAAGCACTCTGAGAATCGGCAGTAGTTACTGGTTCCTCTTCTGTACCAAAGAGGTTAACATTATCTCCAGTATATGCATCCCACCACTGAACTTGCATGTCTACAGTAAACTCTTCAATAGTATCGGAGTTATCGTAAGAAAGTTCGATGGAACTAACGTTTGTTGGGAACAAACCATGGAAGACATATTTTTTCAGGACTGGATACTTATCACCAGCACCTAATGTTGCTTTATCAATACTAGCTGGAAAACTACCAGTAGAAGCTCTAGTATTTCTTCCTAGTTGATATACAACTGCATCTTTCTGATATTGAGTTGGATTAATAACACCAGTAGCATTATCATGCTTATTGATGCCGTTCATCCATTGCTCGAATGCATTTCGTAGATCGAATGTAACGTCATTGATGACTGTAATAGTCCAGACATCAAATGTTCTGTCACCTGCAATCTTAAGATTTCTTCCTCTGAAAGGAACGTCGATGACGTTAATATTCGAGGCTGGTAATTGAGCAGCCTTGATTAGAAATCTAGAATTGGCAACAGATTCCGTAGGGACTTGGACGTAGCTTGGGAAAGCAAGTTCAACCTCAAACAAATTGGGGCGGGCGGCCCCTCCAGATAGTCGAGCCTTGAAATCCTCAATAGTCCTATTCCCTACCAATGGTGGGTTAAATGACTTTGAACTGGGCATGGCTAATTAACTCCTTATACTGTTATTTAGTGAGACGGATCAAACATTACCAACTACTTCATCAAAACTGACTCCCGAGCGTGTCGCAACGAATGTCAGACCAATGAAGTTAATTGATCTATTTGGTTTTACGAAGATATCAGCCTTGAACTGATTAGAATCGACAACATCTGGTGTGTTGTTAGAGTCATCACAAATTACAACAAAATCAATGATACCTCTCTTCGCCTTAACATCACGAAGATATGGTTCAACAATATTCAAGAAGTTAGTTCTTGTGAGAATGTCATTGAACTCGAAGAGTTGTGCTCTTGCAGCTCTCTCTATTGTTTGTTCAATAGTGAGGAACAAACGACGAACGTTAATTCTATCAAATGCAGATGCTTCTTTAAGAGCAGTCTTATCACCATAGAGAACCATTCCTGCACCAGGGGAGAATATCACTGGGTTAATTCTCTTGGGATATAGAAGATCTCTCTGTGCCTGTGATGGGTTGTATGCCAGTTTAACAGCATTATTGATCGAACCTCTTTGTGAACCTGCAGGAGAGAACCATGGGAAAGAATTGATTGAAGTTCTTGCCATGAGACCAGCAGTATCACCATTCAAAGGAACATATCTGAAAGAATTATTAAATCTATCGAATGTATATTTGTAACCAGAGTCAAATACAGCATAAGAACTGGAAGTCAAACTATCATAGAAGTTAATGATGTTATTTGTCTGTTGATCAGAATCACTAATTCCAACAACATCAGGTTTGTATGGAGATATACACGCAATGCAATCTTTGCGAGTATTTGCAATCTGAATCAATTTGTTTGCCTTGGCTTGTGCCTCGAAGACAGTAGTACCTGATGAGGGACCCTGAAGGATGTAATTAACAGAATACTCTGCAGGGTTGTCGAGGATAGTATATGAAGTAATTACATCGGATAGATTGCACTTGTAAACTCCAACACCACCATAATCACTACCACCACCAAGAGAGTAAGTGTTAGCTCCAGCACCGTTATATGTTACTCCCTGTGCTTCTTGTCCCCATGTACCACTTGCATCCAGAGTGTATCCACCCAACATATTGAACTTAAGTGATCCGCCAGTTTGTGCAGCACCAACAAAGATGTCTTGTGAATACTGTGCAATATAGTTCTTGTAGTAAATATCTGTACTTGGAGAAATTTTTGCATCGGAAGCCTTAGAAAGACCAACCCACTTTTCTACAATGTTTCCTGCGCTTCCAGTTACTTTGCCAGTGTCATCAACAACGACAACATGTATCTCATCAAATCTGGAACTTCTTTCTGCAGCATATCCAGACGTTGCAGGTTTCTCAGCAAGAGACTTCCAGAAAATTGTCTGGTTTTCTAGTCCAAGAGTCTGTGTATTGTACCAGTCTGTTGCAGTATTGCCCTGTCTCAAGGTAAGTCCACTACCAATACCCGTCTTAACAATGAAGTCTGTATTAGCGAAAGAAACTGAAGCTGCAACATCCATGATGACTGCAGTAGTTGAATCACCTTCTGTAGTGAATCCAATAACTGTTCCTTCGTAATTTCCATTGACCGACTTTACCTTATCGCCAAACGCAATTTTGGAGTTGTCTAAGTCAGATCCAAATCCAATCATTGTGGATCCGATACCAACAGTTGCTTGGAATCTAGTTCTTTCAATACCAATTTGATCACCTACGTTATCAAATATTCTGTAAAGGTTTCTATTGTTAAAGTAAGCAGTATTGATACCACTAACGTATGCCTCCTGTCCTTCATCGTATCCGAGGAATGATTTTGTGGTGCTTCCTTCTTGATAATCAGTTTCAGACCATTTGTCATTGGAAACGTCATATTCTGATAGAATCTTAACATCAACTGAAGATGCGTTAACCGAAGTAATGACGCCTTTAAGATATCCTGTCTTAACTCCAACAGTACCATCACTTAGTGCTACTGATGTTGAGAAACCAGCAGTGATTGCATATCCTACCTGGAGACCATCTGTACCAATTGCAAGTCTTTGGTCAGCAGAAGAGTCGATTGTGCAAACTTTAAGATCATTAGCCCAAGAACCTGGGTTTCTGGATGCATATGTCCAGCTGATATCTTCTCTGTGATTATTTGTATAATCCTCAGAGGAATTAATTTGCAAACCAGCCAGGGATCCCCCCGCTAGTGCAACGTTGGCGTTAGATAGAGTTGGGTGACTAGATCTAATGACTCTTAGAATACCACCGTAAGAAAGATACGATGAAGCACTCATCCAGTACTCATACTGGGAATCGGTAGATAGTGGTTTACCAAACGTTTGTGTAAGATCGTTTTCAGTTTCAATTAGTAGTGGTACGTCTACGGGTCCTCTTTCAAAAGGACCAGCAATGGCACCCACCTGATCATTAATATTATCAATGCGTCCAATAGTTAAGTCAACTTCTCTTACCTTAACGCCTGGGGAGACTAAATTTAATGACATTGTAGTTCCTCTTTAAGAAGTCCATTTTTTATCTGTTATTATTTAGAATTTGCTAGTTTTCAAGTGGGGAAACATTGCATGAACTCTTTACCAGTCTGGATATATCGAAGTGTCTTTGGATGTACTATTCCTATATCTTTTTATTCTTTTTTTAGTACAGTCCTTACATTCATATGAATATGCAGAAGCTATAGTTCGGTTTTTTCTTGTTCTATAAAAGTCTGTCAGAAGGTCTTTTACTTCTCCACAAGATCTACATTTCCGTTCATTTAGGAGAAGATGTCCCAACACAAACTCATCATCTAAATTCATTATCGATAGTTCCACATATGTGATACATCACCATATTCATCAGTATGCCACCTATCGCCACTTGAATCAACAAACGATGTCTCTTCGTTAATTCCGTCACTTACAAATCCAAACGGAGCCATATCCTGTTCAATTTGATCTCGTTGATCGTCATAGATTCTTTTTCTAATATCATCATCAGACATTTCTTTGAAATAGTCTTGTTGGACTAACCAAGCAAAGATAACCAAACACATAGCGAGATCATCATTACATCCTTCTTCAGCTTCAAATGAATTATTTTTCTGAATAAATGTTGTGAGTTCTGCAATAATATTATAATCTGATATCAATAATTTATCAGATTCTATCATTGTCTTCAAGTTTAACGATCCAATTTTTTTAACAGTCTTGGACATCTTGACACCCAACTGAGTCTTCTTTCCACTGAATCCTTGACCAACTAATTGTCCAGCTCGACCTCGCATAGAACACATGAGTAAATTTTGATATTCCAAATCGTATTGAAGAGTTGCTGCAATTTGATCTCCAATATCATTTACTTCACATAAAATGTATGCATCATTATATGCTTTTGCAAATTCCCAAATAACATTTGGGAATAACATTGGTCTAATGGAATTATTTCTATACTTCGCAACAACCTTATACGGAAACTCTGTTGTATCAAATACGATAAAAGCAGAATAATCTTTTTCTACACCTCTAGCAACGTCAACCGTAATAATATAATTATGTTTTTCTATTGAGTGACAGTATATCTCTCCACCATTTTTTGCAGTATTTATTGGTACATCATATACCATCGACTTCAATTTTGAAGGCGCTATTAGAGTATCTACGGATCCTAAGAACTCACACTCAAACTCAACTCGGAACTGAGATTCCGATGTATTTTTTATAGTTTGTTCTCTCCAAGCATCATCTCGACCAGGAACTTCTGACCAATGAACTTCCGTGTTTACATATTCATTTCTACCAAGTTCAGAGTCATGCCACAATCTATAAAAATGATTCATACCCTTTGGGGTAGAAACGATAATAACTTTTGTAGATTTACCAGATGAAATAGTGGGATATACAGAACTGAAAAATTCTTCTGCGATATGATTTGGAATGAACGCAAACTCATCGAGGAAGATAATGTTGAAAGACATACCTCGTACAGCAGAAGCAGATGTCGATGCAGCAAGAATCTTTGATTTGTTTTCCAACTCCATAGAACCTTTATTCCATGCAACAATACCCTGTTGCATCCAATGAGGTAATGCCTCATAAGCAGTTTGAAGTCTTCCTAACAGTTCTCTGGCAGTTGCAGCTTTGTTTGCAAGTATACCAATAGTAACGCTATCATTAAAGAGTGCGTAATGAAGGAGGTATGAAACAACAGTTGTTGACTTTCCCGACTGCCGAGGCATCTTACAAATGTTGAATCTGTGATCATGGAAATTTTTTACAAGTTTTTCCTGAAAATCATACATTTTGAACGGAACCAGTCCTTCATCAAGACTGATAATCTTCACATAATTAACTGCAAAATATAAAGGATCTTCCTTACACTTTAAGTATTCTTTAACTTGATCTTGAGTCCACTCAATAGAAACATTAGATTTTTTGAGATTTGGATTACCAAGATATACACCATTATCAGCCATAACTTAATTCAGGGGTTTACCACAAAAAGGGGTTCTCTGGGATCTTTTACCGCAGGATAGAAATAGATTACCTTTGCTCCAGGATATACCTTATCAACTTCAGACTGAACGTCTTTCTTCATAGGTCTTCCTCTTTGTGGAAAGAACATTTGAAGAGATTTAGTTGATCCTCTAAAAACTAAATTAATAGTATAGTAATTTCCATACATAGCAATTCGGTCTACACCTTCACCTAGAAATGTTTGGAAAGATTTCATATTTCTGAGGCATCTATATGATTATTTAGATTGGTTATCTTTAGATGCTTGTTTCAACATCTTTTGTAGATCTGCTGTACTTCCAACAAACAATGCATTATTAGTGACATTAGTAGGGCTTCTTTTCGATTCCTCATTGACATCTTTCAGTTTCTTCTGAAGGTCCATTAATTTATCTGTGGTATCAGCCACATTTTTTATTAGTTGTCCAGCAACTTCATAAGCTCTAGGTGAATCTGATTCTTGTGATAACTCAAGAATACCATCAATTGCTTCCTGTCCTTTCTCAATCAAAGAATATAGATGACCCCTAGTATACTCATAGTCTCTATCAATATCTGGTTTTTCTTCTCGCACAGGTTTCTTTTTGACGACAGGTTTTTCCTCGGGCAATACTTCCGAAGGAGTAATGTCTAGGGACTCGTCAATAGTATCAAAGTTCTTGCTCATAAGTCACTATCTCTACTCTGACTGATACTATAAACTTGTCCATCCTGATATTCAGTTCTTGTTTCACCAAATCCAAAATCATCCTCATCTAGATTTGCTTCTACATATGCATCATCTTGAATGGTAATTGCATTAATCTGAACATCGATATCGTGGGGTACAGCAACAGTTCCATATTCTCCCCTTTCTACATGTAATCGTTGTCCACTCTTGGACTTGATTCTCATAACTTCTTCATCAATTTGAATGTAACTATTAGAAACAAACGGAGTTGCATCAGACACAGTAAATGCAGTTACTTGATCATTAAATACTTCTCCAGTTCTGGCAGTATCATCATTATCATAATCTTTAATAGCAATAGGGACAGCAGTATATCTAAGTTGTCTATCTGGAGTTTTGAGATTATCAGTTCCCTGCATATAATCAACCTGAACTTTCTTGATGAGTCCATCAGTAGTTGCATTAATGGGTCCGTAAAGATATGCTTTACAAGTAAAATTCAAAGTATAAATTAAAGCTCTTCTGGTTAAGAAGTCTCCTTCATAATTATCATCCATCTGAATTGCTTCTAATACAATTGGAATATCTCTAGTTTCTCCAATTGTATTAGTAAGATTAACTGTTAGATTAAATGATGGTTGAAAATAAGGTAAAA